ACGTCGCCGCCATCGGCGTACGTTTGTTGATTAAGGCCATCCATACTTTGGTTATAAACATCCATAGGTGTAGATGCAGGGTTATTGGTTATAGTAGGGTTCATTGCTCTATATGCAGGTCTTAAAAAAGAAGACACATTGCTAGGATCAAATGGAGTTTGAGGATAAGCCGGAGGTTGTGGAGTTGCGGGGGTGCCTTTGTTTGGAATAGCCGCGCCAAGGCCAGCACCCAGGACGCCATAACCGGCGTTCATGATGTTTGATCCAAGGCCACTAAGTCCAGTCGCGGCAGCGGGGGCTAAAGATGGGCCAGCCCCTGAAAACATTCCTGGGCCTACGTTAGTAGTAACTAAATCTGCACCACTACCTACTACAGCGGAGGGGACAGCGGCTGATCCAGCGTCTACAGCCTTTTGCATAATAGCCATATCTGCTGCTCTGGAAGCTAACGTATTTCCAGTAGTTGTAGCAATGTCTCCAAACCCTCTAACACCACTTGCGTAATTACCAATCCCCGCCGTTACCCCCGAAATAGCGCCCGTCGTCAGCGCCGACTTCCAAGAGTCGCCCGTCAGCTTAGACACAGCCGCGCTGGCCGCAGCGGCACCAAGGGGACCGCCGTACATAAAGCCAACCGTGGACGCGCCGATCTTGGCTACAGCCTTCAGAATCTTCCCAAACAAGCTGTACTCAGGCAGACCCGTGACCGGGTTCATGCGCCGACCACCCTGCATGTAATCCAGCATGGCGGATTCATCGGGCGAGATGTGCGCGAGGCTGGTATCCGGCCCACGCCCCTGCGCCTCAATCTGCCTTGCCGCGTGTACCAAACCCATTGTCATGATCGACTCGCTAATATTTCTACAAAGCGTTGCGCCCAAGTCTCAAAGTCGGAAAAGTCATAGGGATTTGGCAGAACTATACCATTTAAGGACGACAAAAGTAACGCGGCAGCGCCCCAGGTTTTCCAGTCTTCCGGCCTTTGGATGGACGGCAAAGTGCCAAATTTGTCCATATACATAGCCATAGCCCCGGTCCACTCCACGGCGTTCAAGCCCTGGGGGGATATGACATGGGTGCCCATTACGAGGTGATCCTACCATCGGCTGGCCTGACCTGGGCAACCGTGTCGCCCATCTCGTAGTTGCCGCCCACGACGTTGCTTTCAAACTTAAACCGCATCTGACGGCGCTGCTCACGGATGTACACAACCTGATCTTCCGCCGAGGTAGCCGTCGCCGGGAACGATACGGGATCGCTGGTAACCTGGGTCGCACGGGCGTTGGAATACGAGCCGGTGACTTGGACGGTCATATCCCCAGACTGCACAAAGTCAGGCTCAAAGTAGTCCACGTACAGACCCCGGTTGCTGCTGCCCTGCATCTCGGCTGGCCAGATGGCGTTGGTTTCAAAGTACGACTGGATGGCCAGGGTGTTAATGCCGTCAATGTCATCCGTGCCAAACTCTTGCTGCCAGAGTTTGTACTTAAGGGTGGTTGCGTCGGCCACAGTCCCCGTCATCAGCGGCGAACGGTATACACGCGCAAACTGGCCAGCAGAACGGCCATCGTTCGGAAGCTCGGTGTCGTACCAAACCGCGTATCCTAAAATGCGCGATAGCCGGACGTTATAGATCACGGCATGGGTACATTCGGTAGCGGTGCCGCGTGGATAACACCACCAGATTTCACCCCAACGCGGAATCTTGAAGGCAAATACCTTTTGCGCTTGGGCGTAGTTTAGGTTGTCGTAGAACCAGTTAAGGTTCATGCCATTTTCAACTTCCTGAATAACACCGTTAAAGCTCAAGAAGTGATCTATGCCAGCCCAGTAATAGATGCCGTCATACTCAATAATGCACTGAGATGACAACAAGCTGTAGGCAGAGGTGATGTTGTCAAAGTTGAACGTCGCAGTCCCGCCCACGTATGTCATGCGGATCAATGACTCAACGCCCCAGATTAGACCAGACGGGCCGTTGCCAGCACCGGCACGAACGGGGAGGCCATACACCAGCTTTGATGATGCTGGTCTAACGCTTTCCCATACCCCAGTTACAGTATTGGGGGCGTTTTCTGCTGTATAATTAACAACACCATAATTGCCGAAACTTACAGCAAATGGGCCAAGAGACATAACGCCACCAGATACAGGGTCAGATGTTGTCGCTACTAATGCGCCTGTGCCTAGAACGTCTCCGTAATAAACCGGCGCGTCGGTTGCATTAGATATATCAGCTAAATTTGGTGCGGCATGTGCAAGCAAGTATGACGATATACCAGACGACTCGGCTAAAGTATCAAACTGCCAAAGGTTGTTTTCATCAGCCGTAAAACCAACAGGAGTTCTATCCGCAATCGACGACACGTTGCCGTTCTGGTCGAGCAAGAACCGCTCTAAACCATCCGACCAGCCAGAGTGGGTGTACGTATTTAGATCGCTGTTAAAGACATTAAGGCCGCGAGAGATGCCCGACAGTTCAGCCGTCAGACGGCGGTATCCGCCCATCTTGCGCGGCAAGCCCTTACGCAACTGAAAGCGGCACCACTGCGTATCGACATAGTTGTCCCCCTCCAGAAGAGTGCCGTCGCGTTTGCACCCTGCCTGTGAAGCTATCTTTAAAGGAACTAGATCGGCCATTAGCTAAACATCTGAACATAAGTAAACACATCTAAAGTGCTTGGCGCACCAAGCAAAGAAAGAGCAGAAGCAGTTGTATTTGACTGAAATACCGGGATGCCAACCGTACCGCCTCCAAGGTTTACAAGCGCAGCAGTGGCGGTTGTCGCGCCCGTGCCGCCGTCACCAATGGCAAGCGGGGTGCTAAGGCCGGTCGTATCAGCGTTTACAACAATAAGTCCGTTACAATACGAAATCTCTCGTCTAGCACTAGTGCCATCATTAGTAACGGCTACTCCGCCGGTTTGAGTTGATGTCTTTACGAGGAACGTAAAACCAGTGCCGCCTGTCGTTGAGTTATCAACCCAGTATTGTTGCGCTGTGAATGGCACGATGATGTTAACCGCGCCAACAATAGCGCCGGTAAATTGAATGGCTGTCTTATTAAGCTGTGAACCACTTAATGTGTAATCGCCGCTTAAACCAGCAAGGCTAATGGTAATGTATGAAAACGCATAAACAGCACTTTGCCCGAAGCCAACGGTGAACATATTAGAACCGTTAGTCGTGACAATGCAGCTATTGGTAGGGTTTAAAGTTTTACTAGATAAACCATCTATAGTTCCGCTTGGCGGAGTAACAACAAGCGCCCCTGTGCCTTGGTTTACGATATTTACAAACCAGCCGGTTGTAAGCGTAGCCAACGGATCAAACGTAAATGCACCAGAACCACCAGTCCAAATTAACGTAGCAGCGCGGTATGATGCTGTAATGAGGGTACTCACCGCAACGGTATACGCAGGATATTCTTGATTTAACTTTGTGGTGATTACCTTAATACCAAGTCCGGCAAGATCACTTGCCACAGCCGAGGACGTACCCGCGCCAGCTTGGTAAATGCGATACGCTCCAGAAGCTGTGCTGTTGTCGGTCACATATGCCGACCAAGCCGCGCCGGAGGTGGCGGTCAGGATTGTCCCGCCGCCGTTGGCCAGCACCGTGAAGGCACTTGTGCCTACGTTGTTGAACAGCATGTTGTAGCCAACCGAGACTTGATTGGCTGGCGGCAATGTAAAGGTTAGGCCAGTTGTGGTGCCAAAGCTGATGTCGTTGATCGCCGCAACTACGTTCTGGCTGGTGGAGGCTTCAATCGGCCATACGGACGTAATGCTGGAAGTGGCAGTGTAAGCCTTATAGCTAGGCTGCGCTGGGTCGAGCGTTCCGCCGCCGAATACTTGTGTAAAGCTGGTCACGCCGTATTCCTTTTCTGTGCGCGGTCGAGAATCTTCTGCAAGTCCTCGCTGTTCAATCCCGACATATCCCGGTCATAAGCCTGGGACCAAGCAGCGGATTGCTCTGGGTTCTTCAGGTACGTAAACGCTTCAACCAACGTGCCGTGGAGTAGGGCGTTGGGCGCGTATTCCGTCAGCCAGTTCGTCTGCGAAGTGTCGTCCAGCAACGGCGGAAGCTGCCAGTAGTTGATTTCATACGGGAACGTAGTCGATGGCGTCGGCACAAAGATAAGGTGGTTGTAGTCGTAATCCGCGTAATACTTGGGCGTGCCGGTCTGCGTATCATCCGGCCAGTATGTACGGATGTACTCATACGAACGGGGCAGGAGCGTAACGCGGGTATTGAACGTCGTCGCAGTGCTAACATTGGTGCCGACGTTGATGCTAATAGTTTCGCGCCAGCGGTCGGGCTTCTGGTAAACGCCAACAGACGCCGTGTAGGCGGTGTTTACGTTATTGATAAAGCCCTGGATTTTAAGCTCACGCGCAATCTGACGCTCACGCAAGTTAATGAACCCAGGAAGCTGGGTATTGAACTGCGTATCAACAGCCGAGCCGCCGCGTTCGCAGTAAGAGCGAACATCGGCTTGCAGACTGGTAAAGGTCATTGCTGTAGGCATTTATGGGTACGGTATTACTGTTGTTGGT